CGTATCCCATACGTCCTGTTACAGACTCAGCATGTAGACGAACCCATTCCATCAACGCTTGTGATGCTGAAGGTCCAATTGGGTCACGGAAAGTTACAGAGATTTCTCCCCACTCATACTTACCCGCAACATAAGTTTTAGTATTTAAGAAATCAATCGCAGTAGAGTTAATCGTTAAAGAAGGTCTACTTGTTGATTCTACATACCATTCGTTAATACCCAAGTCGTTAAAAGACATGATAAACCTATTCTTCCTTTTTGGTTCGTAGGGTATCGGCATTTTCATTAATAAATCAGCCATATTATTTTGTTTTAAATTTTTCTTTTATTTTATTATAAATAGTCCCTATCGAAAATTTTTCTATTTACTTTAGGTTTTTTTTTATTCAAACTTGCTATAAGTCCAGTTTATAAATATTAATAGTTTTGCTTTTTACCACCATGTGTTGATATTGTTTGAATAATATTTTCTGGGTCTTTTGATAATTCATCTTTAACTTTTTCTAGATTTCTTAAATCATCATCTGAAAATCCTATTTTAGGAATAAAATTATTACTAATATCATCTTTAAACATTACTGGTTTTTTAAGTATATTTGCTAAATATTTTACATATTGTTGAAACTCTCTTAAAGCATCTACCTTTCCTTTTTCGGGACTTTGAGCGGAACCGTCTCCAAATGTTACAGGATAATACTTATTCATATCCATATAAGCATTTATAAGTTCTTTATCTTTCATATCTTCCTCACCCGCAAACTTTCTAAACTTTCTTAAATTTTTAACCAATTCTTTTTTAGATATTCCTCTAAAATTAGTTTCAATCATATTTTCGATAGCTCTACGTAAAGCCAATGGTGAATGTCCTCTTGCGGTAACAATTGAAAAGATTGAACCCCCATTAACCGCTTCAACAAAGTCTCCCCAAGCTGGTCCTTCTTTTGCCATCATCGCGTCGATAATGAACCTCTTATCCCCCTTGGTTCCAAAATTTCTGAACGGGTCGTCAGCAAATCCAACAACTGTTTTCTTTTTATATTCAAAAGGTTCAACTCCAACTTTCACACGATATTCCGCAAAGTCTTCTGTTGACATACCAACTTCTTCACCATCTTCAGTACGAAGTATTATTTGTGTTGGCATTGTAAGAATATTATCATCCCAGTCAAAAGCATAATACTTTAAATCGGGTGTAATTTCTTCTTCAAATTTTTCTACTAAAAACATTTTCATATCTATAAATATTATGTAAATAAAAAACCCCCACTTTCGTGAGGGTCTTTTTAAATTTAAGTTAATTAGATGTCTTCAAAAGACGCTCCTGTTGGTGTAATTAAGAACTCAATATCAATGAACTCTAATGCTTTAGTTGGTTTGATATAAATCTTACCTACTAATTGGTTAGCATCTAAGTCTTCAGGAGTATTTTGTACTGTTACACGGAAGTCATATAAACCTCTGTCTCTTCTAATAGCATCTAAGATTGGATTAACAGAGTCAAGGAATTGTTGTCTAACTGTATTATCATTTTGTTCAAACAACAATCTGATAGCCACCGCAGAAATCAATTTACGAGCTTGTAATAACAATCTTCTAACGTTAATTCTGTCTAATGCTGATTCAGCAATTTGAAGAGTTTTGTTACCCCAAATGACAGTTCCAACGTCGTTGAAAGTTGCGATTGGGTTAATTCTTCCTTTGTAAAGAGTGTCTCTATCTTCTTGAGTTAATCTCTTTCTAGCTCTAACCGCATTTACAATACCTCTTGTGTAACCCGCAGTTGCAAACCATGGGAACGCTATGTTATCAGTTAACGCTAAGTTTCTTGTAACTTCAGCAGTTGCTGGAATATAGATTTGAGTGTTATTTACTGTATCACGAGTAAGAACCCATGGATAGTAAGTTGCTGTGTAGTTAGAGTCAATTCCTGTTTGTTCTAAACTATCAACCGCTTCTTGTGGGTAAATTAAATTATCCATCGAAGTTGAGTTTTGTAATAGGTTAAAGTCAGGAGTTGTACAAACATAGATTGAATCCGCTCTTTCGTTTGTAATCATATCAATTGCAGATTCAACTAATCCACTATTATTAACATAATCAACACCAGGTGTTACAAGAACATTGATGTTTGTTACCTCAGGATTAGCAAAAGTTCTAATACCTAACAAGTATGCGTAATAGTCGGTGTTTGCGTAATCAATTGTGCCGTCTTCAATAGTGATAATTTTAAATGAACCCCATCCTGTTGATGTTGGATATGGTGCTTGTGGACAAAAACCAGCTCTAAATTTAGTCTGCCCAAGAGCGTAAGAATCATCATTTGTTCTTCTTTCATCGTAGATATCCCATCCGTCAAAACCACCTTGTACTAAGAAACTAAACTTTCTTGAGTATAGGAAGTAATATGGATTAGTTGAATCTGTTGGTTCAGAACTAAATGAACCATCACCAACTTCAAATTGTGTAACACCACTTACCGTTACAACAGTTGCCCCACTATCCATGTGGAAACCTTTTGTTGTGTTTGGCCAGTTGTTGTAACTACCTTCTTCACACAAATCACCAACAGGTCTTTGTTTTCCTTTATAGTCGAAGAAATCTGCGTCAACACCTACTGAAGATGAAATACCTAAATAAGTTCTTCTTTTATTATCACCAGGACTAGTTACTGCATTATCACCACCTGTAGAACTACCAAATGGAGGATTCGCAATTACTTCACCAGGGATTGCATAGTGTGTTTTATAGACAGGGAAAGGAGATGTACCATTAGTATAACTTCTTGTTATAAAACCTTCAAATCCACAAGGAAGAGCGTCTAACGGAGCTTCTTCATTCATTTCTAACATAATATATTTAGAAAGAATTGCGTATTCACCGTCGATAGAACCTACCTTCTTAGCCACAAAAATGTTATTTGTAGAATCTAATTTAAAATTAGTGAATTTCTCAATAACTGATGGGTTAGCATCTGTATCATAGAAATCTCTAACTATCAAGTCAAATGTTCCATTGTTAAATGAGATATTTGCAATAGAAACCTTAACTTCTCTGTTTGCGGCATTTCCATCAGGAATGGTATAAACACGGAATAATTTATAAACTAAATTACCTCTAAGTTCAGAAACAACCCAAGGAGATGAAGGTGTTTGGTATCTCTCTAAATAGAAACCAGTTGTATCAGTATTTGTTGAAGTTCTTGCATCACCTAAAGAAATAAAATTATTAGCGTTTAATCCACGAATAAATCCTTGATTATATCCATAATCCAACATTGTTGAATATCTTTCTTCAACAAACAAAGGAACTTCAGTTCTGTCTTTAGCGAAATTTGACACACCAAACACACTACTAATATAGTTAGCTTGTGATGTTGCAAATGATGTCTCAAAACTAAACGTGTCGTTTTCATAAGTTCTACCTGAAATCAAGAAAGTAGCATAAGGATTTTGACTTATTCCTGAATAACTACCTGTACCAATCATTGTTACATCAGAAGTACCTGTCACTTGATATTGTGGTCCGTGTAAGGTTGATGAATATTGAGTAATACCTCTTGAACGTAAAGTTGCAACAACAAGATTGTTATATCCTGAATAACTTGTTCCCGAGAATCCGTAATAAAAACCTGATACCGTACCTGTAAATGAGCCTGCAACTCCGTAAGCGGTTCCCGATAAAGAAGAAACATTTGTGTAATATGAATTACCATAATATGCGTTACCGTTAGCGGGTGGAACAAAATTAGCATAGAACCAAGCGTCATTTGTACCCGAACAATAATCAATAGTTGTTGATGTAATACTATTAACACCAAATACATTAGTTGAAGCCGTTAATCCAGCAACAATATTTGCAGTTGCTTGAGTACCTGAAACTGGACCAAAATAATAAGCCGAAGTTCCTGATGTACTATTAGTAACTAAAATACTATGTAATTGTGTTTGTAAGTCGCCTAAAATTGTAGATGTTCCACCATCAAATTGTGTGTAACCATTAGTATAATATGTGTTTCCACTTATTACACTTGGAACCGCTGAGGTAAATTGTACAGATGTTGTTGAAGCAGTTGAACCTGTGAAATCAATAGAGAAAGATGTTCCTCCTGTTATTCCAACTGTACTGCAATTAACATTTGCAACTGTGGTTATTGACCAAGACGGTCCTGCATCATAACCTGATAGACCTAAAATTCTTGTTACATACAATTGGTTAGATTGTTGTAGATATGATTTAGCAATATATGCCGCCTCATATTTTGGGATTTGTGTATTCACAAATTTTTCAGGTAACGTACCTCCAAAATAAGTTTGGAATTCATCATAATTAGTGATGAATATAGGTTCAAATGCGGGACCCTTAAGAGTTTCACCCACAATACCTAAAGTAGTTACACCAACACTTTGTGAAACAAAAGATAAATCTCTCTCTGAGGTATAAACACCTGGAGAAACGAATACTTTGTTTGCTGTAGCCATTTTTTAATTTAATTGTTTAAAATTTATTTATTGATAAATATTCTATAAAACTTGAAAAACTATTGGTCTAAAGAACTATTTATTGATTAGTAAGAATAAAATCTTACTTTTTTCTACCTTGAAAATAAAGAACCTTAAGATATCTGAAGAATCACATTTGTTGTTAAAAAAACATTGCTTAAAACATGGATTGAAAATTCATAGGTTTATTGAAAAACTTATTGAATTAAATTGTTCGGAAAAAAAAGATATCTACGGAGAAAATTAAATCAGTATTGATTCAAGTTGGAAATTAGATTGTAAAGAATTATTTGTCTTAATAATCTGAATAGTTAAAACATCATTTGTATTAATCTGTATTTCTCCCGTAATAAGTTGTTGTATATCCGTCCCATAAAAAAGACCATTAATATACATTGAGTATGATGTTATATTTTCAGAATCAATTAGTTTAATATTTGTTGTATACTCAAATGTTTGGGTATACGCCGTAGTACCAACAGGAAATAAAATATCTAAAGGTATTCTATTAGGGTTTGGTGGTATTTTGTTAACTCTTCTTTTTGTTTTTCTTGGAGCAACTTCCATAAGTAATAAAGACCTACTTACCGCAGGTTTAACTTCAAATTCATTTTCATCAATTAAAAATCCTTGTAAAGTAAAAGAATAACTTTGGATATAATATCTACGTTTTTCTAAATCCATAACTGACTCGTCAGAAACTTCGTCAAGTTGTATTGGAATATAGTGACCTTTAATTTGTGTGTAAGCTTGTCTTGATGAAAATTTTTCAATTATAACCTGATTGAACTTATTTAATTCTCTCATTCTGTTACAAATAATTTTAACAGAATATTTTATATCAACAGGAACAGGTTGAGGTATTGTATAAATGTCCATACCTTTTCTTTGTCCATCCCATGTTGGAACTGCTGCGTAGTAATACTGTTTTCTGTTTGGGATATTATATTTTAATGACGGTATTGTCCCAAATTTAACTTCAGGAGTTCTTATTGTAGTAATAAATGGAGGTTGAACATTCTTGTCGATATTATTAAAATCCCAAGTTTGAGTAAATTGAGACCAGTTTTGAGTGGTCATCAATATATCCACAACTTTAATATCTTTACCTGAAACTGAAGTTCTCAAATCGTTTTTAACAAACTCTAAAAACCCACCATCTAAATCTTCATGTAATAATGATTTAGGCAAATATGTACCATCCCTATTGATATCCTCAAGAAGTTGTTCTCTTCGTTCATAACCAACAGGTGGGTATGTAAGTGGTAACTTTTTTTTAATTTTTGGTAATGCCATTATTTTTCTTCATTATTATTACCACATTTATGACAAATATATGGGTCGTTTCCTCCGTCAGATAAATCCCAAGACCATCCACAATTACAAATCACCCTACCATCTTGTATTGATTCAACAATCATTTTTAATTGTTCTTTAGAAATAATAATTTTCATTTTATAATCCTCTAAATTCGTTTTCCATAACAGGAGATGCGTTTATTGTTCTATAAAATGGTTTGTACCCTGCGTATGTATGCTTATTATCTGAAACAACACGACCATCATTATTAACTACATAATATCTCACTTGAGTTTCAGTTTCATAATATCCAATATAATCGCCAAGTTCTATGTCAATTTCTAATTCATCTAAATGTTTTTGATAAACTGAAATTCTTGCATTACCCGGTTCCATTTGATTAATCTTACTTGAACCAAGAAATTTATTTTCAGGGGCAACAATTTGTAGATAAGCTTTAAACTCAATAGGTGGTAAAAATTTAATACCATCAACGGAAGCCTCACCATACACATCATCAACATTTGTCTTCTGTTTGTCAACACGATATAGTACAAGAGTGAAGTTCATATCCCCTTCTAACCACTCTCTACCCATACTAATATCTAAGCTATAATCTTCCGCTCCGAAAAATTTACCTAATCTTGTTATTGGAACTATTCTATTTGACATATTGATAAATATTTCTTTTTTGATTATTATTATAGTTGTATAGTTAATTAAAATAATTTGACAACTTCTACAGGACATTTAAGTATTGAACAACAAGCAATATCCATTCTTGAAAATTATCAGGGGTCAAATAACTATATCCTTAAGTTAAAGAAACAAATTGAGTCAAATAAAAAGTATCTCCCAACGAGAGCTCAATGTGATTATGTGATTGACTTCAATTCAGTAGTTCCAAAAGTTGCTAAAAAATGGGTTGAGATTGACTCATACTTTTCTCAAAAACTTGTTGCCGACAATCCTTTTATTAAAGAACCTGATAAAATCTATGTTGAAAAGATTTTAATTGAGAAAGATAAATCATATCACATTTGGGGTAAGATTTTTAGTGGTGAGACTATTCACGATTTTTGGATACCTAAAGCTGCAGTTATTAAACAACACACCGAAAACTTGGTTGATGTTGATTACACAAAATATGAAAACCGACCACCACTTGCCCACCAAAAAGAAGCCATAGAAAAATTATTAAAAAACGATAAGTTCATTTTAGCCGATGACATGGGACTTGGTAAAACAACAAGTACCGTTATCGCTTCGTTAGAAAGTGGAGCTAATAAAGTATTAATTATTTGTCCAGCATCACTTAAGATAAATTGGGAAAGGGAAATTAGAAACTATACTGATAAAACAATTTACATATGTGAAGGTAAAAAGTATGAACAGGCTGATTATGTAATTCTTAATTACGACATACTTAAAAACTTCCACGACCCAAAAGATAAATTAAACTCAATAATCCTTAATTCAAAATTTGATTTGGTTGTTATTGATGAAGCGCATTATGTTTCAAACGCTCAAGCTCAGAGAACAAAGATTATAATGGATGTAACCAAAGACATTAAAAAACTTTGGTTATTGACGGGAACACCAATGACTTCTCGTCCTATGAATTATTATAATATTTTGAAACTTATTGATAGGCCTGTAAGTCAAAACTGGCAAGCATACGCAATTAGATATTGTGGTGGTTATCAGTTTAGAGTTGGTGGTAAAAAGATTTGGAATGTAACAGGAGCATCTAATTTAGAAGAATTAAGAGAACGAACTTCTCGTCAAATTTTAAGAAGATTAAAAACTGAAGTTTTGGATTTACCTGAAAAAATTATGACACCTGTTTACCTCCGTTTAAAATCAAGATTATACGAAGGGTTGATGGGTGAGTATTATGATTGGTATAACAACAGACAAGACGAATCAAAATCGTTATCGGTTCAGTTCACAAAACTTATGAAAGTAAGACAAGTTATTGCCGAAGAAAAAATACCAATTACAATTGAACTTGCCGAAAACATTATTGAGCAAGGCAAAAAAGTTATTATCTTCAGTAACTTCACAGAACCTTTAAAAAAGATACACGAACATTTTGGTAAGAAATCTGTTTATTTAGATGGTTCAACATCTAAACCTGCAAGACAAGATGCGGTTGATAAGTTCCAAGAGAGTGATAAAATACAAGTTTTTTGTGGTAACATGAAAGCTGCAGGTGTCGGATTAACTCTTACGGCAGGTGAAGCCGTTATTATGAATGACTTATCATTTGTTCCCGCAGAACATAGTCAGGCGGAAGACAGAGCTTACAGATACGGACAAAAAAATTCAGTTTCAATATATTACCCACTATTTGAAAATACGATTGAAGGTGTTATCTACGACATTCTTATAAAGAAGAAACAAATTATTGGTACGGTTATGGGTGATATAGATGAAAATTCTGTAGATATTGTTGAACAAATACTTAACGAAATCAATAGTAAGTAAGTATTTATAATTAATGAAATCGTTAAATTTAGTATCAGAGTCATTAGTTAGTCGTATATTAGGTGAGGAAACTCAACCTGAAACCAAATTTTTTATTAACGAAATGAAAACCATAGGTATTGATAAATTACCTTATGGTTACGCATCATTAAGAAGATTTATTGACCCTGAAACAATGAAGTTCCATTATCAGAAACATTACAAGGGGTATGTAAAAAAATTAAATTCAGCTCTTCGTAAAAAAGATTATGGTGATGTTGAATTGGAGAATATTGTTAAACAAATTTCAAAGTATAATACAACAATAAGAAATAACGCAGGTGGAGCATTTAATCATGCATTGTTTTGGAAAATGTTATCACCCACACCACAAAAACCAAGTGGTGAAGTATTTGAAAAGATTGTTAAACAATATGGGACGTATCGTAACTTCAAAACTAAATTTGAAGAAATCTCAAGAAAAAGATTTGGTTCAGGATGGTGTTGGTTAGTGTTAACTGATACAGGTAGATTAAAAGTTATGTCCACCTCAAATCAGGACAACCCACTTATGAATATAATAAACAAGGGTGGTTTTCCGTTGTTAGGTTTGGATTTATGGGAACACGCTTATTATTTAAAATACCAAAACAAAAGAGACGAATATATTGAAAATTTTTGGGAAGTAATCAACTGGGAATTTGTTAATGAGTTATACAAATCAAAAACTGAAAAAAAATTGAACGAGTCAACTTCACAAAAAAAACTTTTATACGAAAACGTATCTGACTACTCAGATATTTTTAGTAACAACAAAAATGTTCTTTGGACTTATAGAAGATGTATTGATAATACGTTGAAAAGAGTTTTATCTGATAAATGGCATGAAAACAATCAACACTCTGAAGGTTCATCTTCAGGTATTTACGACTTAGAACAACCAGGTCGTTCAGTAATTAATAAATTAAATACAAACTATATTGGATTTAAAATTTTAGTTGATGATTTGAATGTTGTTCTTACAAAAATAAATAAACCTACATTAAATTTTATTGGTGTGACACCTTCACAACAAGTAGAAGAGATAAATAAATTTTGTTCTTATATGGAGTTTTTTGGTGAAAGAATTTTTAAAGGGTCTAAAACTCTTGATAAAATTATGAAACTTTTAAAAAGAACCCATGATAAAGGTGGTCAACTTGAGGAGTATGTTGCAAAAAAAATCAATCAAGAATTTGGTGAGGGTACAGCAGTTGTAGTTGGTAGTTTAGGTTCAAAAGAGGATTTTGCGGGAACTGATTTAACTGTTAATTTTGACAACAAAATACAAAATGCTCAAGTAAAACCAATTTTAAGTATGGAAGTAATTGATGGTTTTTATAATATAAAAATCAGAGGGTTTGTTAAAAAATTTAATACCGACTTGTTAATTTTTTCAAATATTAACAAAGAAGTTTATATTTTTAAAAAAAAAACTGTTGCCTTTAGTTCAAGTATGTTTAAAATTCCAACACAAGATTTAATTTATACTGTGAATTGATATTTATATAGAAATATCACTTCATGAATACAATAATCGCAGAACCATACAGAAGTCAACTATATACAAAAGTTAGACACGTATTAGGAGCTCCAATTCGTTCAATTGAATTAGAAGATGAACAAATGGACTCAATCTTAGAATTTTCTATCGGGGACTATTCCCAATATGTTCAAGATTGGTTAATTGAATCACAATGGACTTCATTATACAATTTAAATTTAGACACACAATCTTTATCAAGAGCATTCGTAACTAAGAGTTTAGATTACGAAAACAGATACGCACAAGCATACTCTAAAATAGTTGGTTTACAATCATCCCCACTTGGTGATTGGGAACTTAAAAAAGATTTTATTACATTAGTCCCAAACCAACAGATTTATGAAATTCCTGCAGGTCGTGAAATTAATGAATTACTATGGTTCACACCAGCAACTCTAAACAACGTATTATTTGACCCATGGAGTTTTGGAGCATTAGGTGGTACAGGTATAGGTGGACCTGGCGGTTTTGCTCAAATGGGAGGTTCAGGTTCTTACTTTATGATGCCGGCATTTGACATGTTATTAAGAATGCAAGAAATTAATATCCAAAGAAGAATTATTGGAGGTGATTTAACTTATAGAATTACAGGGTTACCTAATGGTAAAAAAGCAATTCATTTAATGCAAACACCGGGTGGTAAATTTGATTTTGGTAATGCGTCATTAAACCATCATCAAGTTTGGTATTGGTATTATGATGTTGGTCCTGAGGATAGAGACGCTTGTTTAGCTGCAAACCCTGATATTATCAAACTTCCTTCAGATGTACCAATTAACGCAATTGCTTGGGCTGATTTAAATGAACCGGCACAACAGTGGGTTAGAAGATATTTTGTTGCAGGATGTAAAGAAACATTATCAAAAGTTAGAGGAAAATATTCGGGTAACTTAAAGACACCTGACTCTGAGTTAACTATGGATTACGCCACTTTAGCAACTGAAGGTAAAGATGAAAAAACAAAATTGATTGAGGAATTAATTGGTGCCGATGGTAGATTAACAAGATTAAGACCTGAAAAAATAATGGAACGAGAAGCGTTAATTGCTGAAAATCTTAACAAACAAATGAAGTTTAGAGCGTTCCCAAGAAATCTATATGTTATTTAAATTATGAGTATACAAAAATCAATTCCGATGAAACGTGTTATCGGGGAAGAAGTTTTATTAACATCACAAGTTTGTATGATATCTGATGAGATATACACAACTGAAGGTGAATCAGTGATTATTACAAAAGAGTTAGGATTAATCGAAGTTATTTTAAATCACAAAAATACTGACCACGTAATAGTAAAAGCTCTTACAAATACAAAAATCAAACCCATTGAGGGTTTGATTGATGAAGAGTATAGTGAAATTAATATTGAAAAAGGTGCTTGTGTTGAACTATATTACGCATTTGGTTCGTGGTTTATAGTTTCGTCAGACGGGTTGAAACAGTCTTAGACCATTTCTTCCCATCCTTCTTCTGCTAATTCATAAATATATTCAGGGTCAATCCCTCGTTTACCCCAATACACCATTTCTTGGTCTGTAATAGTTAACAAATCTTCAATACTATCTTGGTCACCAGATTCAAAAGGAATACCATTTGTTAATCTACATTGCTCTTTAGTAAATAAACCTCTGTCTTTAGGGTCAGTGACAATTAGATTATTTCTAACTTCTTCATTAAACACAATTAACAAAGGTTCAATTCTTTTGTTAAAGGTAACAATTGCTCTCGCAACATTATATTCACCTGTCATAGTAGGGTTATTCTCTAAATCTGACGGGTCAATACGATAACAATTAAGTTGGACGTGTGAACCTAACACAGGTTCTTTACCATGAAATAAACTATACTGTTCTTTTTCTTTTTTACTCATTTTTTCATTTACCTTCTGAACATCCCCGTGTGAAGCTTTAATTCCATTGTTTACATAGAATATTACATCACCCAAACTAACCGCGATACCATCTCTAATTGCCAATTCCATATGGGCCATCATTGACATCATATTACCCGCCTTTGTTTTTTGGCTTGAACGTTTCTTATAATCGTCAATAGATAGTTTCACTTTTGCTCTTTGAGCAATCTTCATTAACGGAATTTGTTGGTTAAAGATTACTTCCAAATATTCATAATACCACTCAACAAATGCCTGTCCATTACCTTCTAACAACATCTTAATACCCTTATCCAAAAAGTCCTCAATGTAAAGTGGTAGTTTCTTACTCTTGATTGAGTTACCTGTAAGTTTAATCTTACCATTATGTTCCATTGTTGCGTAGTTCTTACGAGCAATATTCATACAAGATTTCCAAGTTCCATCACAATCAAGACCCATTGCCCCTTTCATAAACGTATCATTAAACTCTGCAACATCTGCGTCGTAACCTGTATATTCTTTACCTTCTTTAACTAACCAATTCTTACCCTTACCGATGTATCTTCTATCGTCCACACCACCTTCAGGTAATGAGAAGTTCATACCATCCGTATCACATACAAGTGGAGTATAACCTCGTTTCATAAAGAAACGTAACATCTGACGAAGGTATTGTCGTCCTGTGCAGGTAATTTGTTCACCCATATACATATCACCCCAGTGATATACCTGTGGGGCAGATAAAGCTCCAAACATGCTGTTAATGAATATCTTAATCGGTAATTGTTTTCTATCGTAAGATGTTGCTTGTTTTTTGTCAATATCCTGATACTCCTTTGCCAAGTTTTTATACTTGATACGAGTATTACGGAAGTAATTTAACATGCCCTTCATTGCACCTGTAATATCACAAGTTGGAAATACATCATGAACAAGTTGTATTGAAGGGTAAAGTGACGAGAAGTCAAGTTTCAATACATCTGTTGAATATCCTACTTTAAGTAGTCGTGATAATCCACCAACAAACTCTGTCTTTTCATTCTTTTTAGGAATCGCTAACATGTTTTTATATGACCAAGCTCTCATTTGGATTTCCCATAATGTTGCAGTTCCCATAGTAGAAACCCTTTCATATGTTGTTGGAACCAAAGATGCGAGTAGGAATGACCCCTGATTGAATTCTTCATCAACCGTTAGAGTTTCTTCCAAGTCATCATCAAGATATCGTTCAACCAAATCATCACCTGTTGTTTTAATGTAGATACTTGAGTGTTTAGAACAAGCGTCATCAATCTTTGGGTCAACACCCACTTTCTTATATTTTCCGTTTTGAATGTTTAACCAAAACTCTTCTTTCTTTGCGTAAAACGGACCAATGTCTGTATGGTCAATGTAAACACGGTCAGGTGCTTCCGCCTTAATGTATTGAGTAATATACTTCAAACCTGCAGATTTGATGGATGAATTGATTGCCTGAGCTCTTCTAACTGCGTGTAATGTATCAACAACGTTATAACCCCACATGGATGTTTGGTTAAATCTCTCAACCTCATTTGCCAACTTCAACATACTTTCAGATTGTTTAATTGGATTGATTGGATTTAATGTCTTCGCAATTTTCTTAATATCTAACTTTAACGCTTTGGCTCTTTCAAATATCCAAAACCAGTCAAAGTTAAACCCGTTGTAAGATGCGATGATACTTGGTTTAAGTTCATCTATAGTATTGAAAAATTTAATAATACCTTCTCTTTCTTGGTCTTCGTCTGAACATTCAATTACTTGACTAAAACCTTTATTGGTTTTCATTCCTATCATAAAGATACGACCATCCTTTGGTTCAAGTGAGGTCGTCTCTAAGTCAAATACAAATCTTGTGATACTATTGTAATCATCAAATCCTTTGAACAATCGTTTTTCTTTTGTAACCAAAAATTGTTCTACAGGAGGCAATATTAAAACTAATCCTTTTGTTGTTTCACCCCATGGGTCAACACCACCATCTCTGAAAAACTGAATAAGTGAACGATAACCGTTCAATGATTTAACCATAAAAGTTAAACCTTTCTCTAATCTTTCGTTACCATCAGTTCTTAATTTTTCAATGACAATTTTATGTTTTGTCATCGCCTCTTTTTGTAATGCTTTTGAGGATTTATAAAAGTTTAATCCACGCAAATCACCTACCCAAGCAAATGGGATGAAAGTATCTTTTTTAATTTGTTTTCCGTGAATTGGGTGTTCTAAAATTTTCCAAACACAATCTTTGACGTAATCGTATTCTACACTGACGATATATTTTTCGTCATCATTTCCCTGAAGGAAATTTTCAATTTCTTCGTTTGATATCATAAAATTTAAAATGGTGTATTTGCTTCCGAAATTAAGGTCGGAATTTACCTTGTGTGGTAAGTTTAACCAATTAAACTATTAATGTCAAATTATATGTTTTCAACGTAAATTTTGTTTTCCGCAGTAAATGTTCTAGCCGAAAATGTATATAAACTTTCACCTGCGTAGTCTATAGTTTGACTCACACCATTACAATCCACATAATTTAAAGTTAAGTCAGGTGGTAATGTTTGACAATAAGTTGTTAACTGGAAATTATAACAACTTGTTGGTGTATAAGTCCCTAAGTCAATTAAATCAAATCCATCAGGTGATGCAGGACCTGATATCCATCTTGGTGGATAACTAGCATAAGATATAACCGTCATATAACCAATATCTGTGCGTGAACCTAAAGTTTGACTTACATAATTACCATTAATATTTCTATATTGAACTACCATACTTGAAACTGAGCAATTACCATCTTTTTGATTACCTATTACATACATTTTTAAAGGTTCTGCCGGTGATGGTGATGGAGTTATACTTAGAGTCGGTGTAACAGTCGGAGTTGGAGTTAATGTAGATGTGTTAGTAGGTGTTTGAGTAATAGTTGGTGTAGGAGTCAGAGTAGATGTTTTTGTTGGTGTTGGAGTTAATGTTGATGTTTTTGTTGGTGTTGGTGTCACTGTTTTTGTCGGTGTTGGGGTATTTGTTTCTGTGGGTGTTGGTGTTGTACCAATTGTCGCAGTTACGGATGGAGTTGGGGTATTTGTTGGTGTTAATGTTGGTGTAGGTGTTGGCAAGTTTGGAATTACACATGTTAAAATTACAGTTTGGTCTTCTTCAATAAGATATAAATAAAAATTATTATAACAACAATTAGGTATTGTTGTATTATTTACTGTGAATGGAAATGTTTGATTTGAAGTAATTAAATATCTTGGGTTATCTTCTGAAACTTCATAATACAAATTAAATGTTTTATCCGCAAAAGTAGTTGAACTAAAAGTTAAATTATCTCCCGATACTATTATACAAATATCATTAATTAATCCATCTGAACAGTCAGGACATCCATAATCAAAAAGTAAAAACGGACTTTTTAAAATTTCAAAATTATGTATAACTTCGGGATAACTTAATGGTTCTGTATACATTCTAAATTGTGAAATAGCACCATCAAACGTACCACCAAATGTTGGTTCAATTAAAATATTAGTAGTTAATGCCGATAATGAAGTTCCCGATAAAGTTTGATTTGGCATAACCTCAGGGTCTTGCATGTAAGTCAATCCTGTTAAGGTTGTTGGACATCCTGTAAAGGTTAAACTTTCTCTTAACCCTTGAGAACCACCACCCCATGATAAGTTAAAAGGAACACCTAATTGTTTTTCTTTTTCTGTGTTTAACGCTCTTGGAATTACTTCTTCAAATCCATTAATAACATAAAATAATCTTCCGTTAATATAAATTTTTAAAACACCTAATCTATCTTCTCTCTCAATTAACCATCTTTCATTTAGGTTAACTATTTCAACCTCTTCAGCAGGTGCCGAACCTTCATGAGTAATAGGTGGTTGAATAAGTAAGATACTATTATTTGATAAACTATCAACATACTCTGTATCACTAATCAATCCTAATCCACCCCTGTAATATAAATCACAAGTATCAAAGTAAGTACTTCTTTCCCACACACAATCAACTAAAATCCAATGTTCTTTTGTTGTGTAATCTGAATTTAAATCTTCACAATAATCAAAAATTTGATTTGATGAACAATATTCTGTAATAGTATAACCTGTTTGATAAGTAATTCCTGTTGTTGGACAAGTCCCCGTTGTAATACATCCTCCTGTAAATGTTAATACTTTAACACAGACTTTTGGATTTTTAGGGTCACCAGATAATCTTAAAGAAAACGAATTTGACATTGAGTCGTATAACGGGTCTTTATCACTATTTGGGACTTGTGTGGTTGCATTACATCCACAGTTACAATCGGTATTATGTTGTGCTTTATAAACTAAAGGTTCGTATACCTCAACACATCTTGAATTGGTAACACCCGTGTTTGAACACGCACAAGTTTCTAAACATCCTGATAAAACTGAAGTTACTCTTGTATATCCACTATCTGAAGATGGTGAACCTGAGTCATGATGATAAAATTTATTTTCAGCTCTAGCTCCAAAATAAAAAAATGTGTTATCGTTTTCAGGATAAGTTAAATTTAAAGTTGTTTGAAATGATGTCGGGGCAAATTCATCAACATATCTTGGTCTAATTAACATTTCAGCAGTCCAACCTTCATTAGTTCTGGTTGGGAATGTTTCGTAGTCATATCCAAACAATTTAAAAAACCCTTGGTAAAAACCGCCGTATAATTGATTAGAATATGTTATAGTTAAACCTGATTTTGAAACCATATTATAAATGGTGTCTTTTGTATTACCCGAAAATCTTTCGTTTGGTGGATTAGTATAACCTGTTATTTGAAATAATTTTGTTCTTCTGTCAAAGTGATATCTATCCCACTTACTTGACCCAGTGAATAACCCCATCGTATAATTAATTGTTTCACCAGTCATCTGAGGAACTAAACCGTTATCTATACCTGTTAATCCTATATCACATAATGTAGATGCGGTTAAACAATTTAAATCTTGATTAAGTGGATTGTAGTTATTTAACGAAACTAAAGTATTACCTGATAAAAAATCACCATAGTTAATCGTTAGTTTTTGTGATGATAAAGGATTATTTAAATCAAAATAAATCGGTAATCTATTACCATCATTATAACCAATAAGATTAGTTGAAAATACAACTTCTTCATTATAATCTTTTTCATCTGATGCTAAACAAATGTCAAAAATTTTTGGGACGGGTTTAACATACCACTTTTTAAAATTGAACTGATTTATATTCTGTTGAGCCATTCTATTGATAAATAGTTAAATCCAAGTATTTATATGTAAAATACCAAATGGAATTTAATAAAGAATATTTTTCGTCACCTTATTACTTCTATATCAAAGAGGGTAAAGATACTATTTCCGTTTATTTTAGTGTTAGCAATACTTTAACTGAAGCTAGAAAAAAAGATGAAATTGTAAAATTTGATAAAAAAAATAAAAAAGAGGTTGAAAAAACAATTTCAAAAATTCAAAAAGAAAAAAAATTAAAGAATAATTCTGATGTTAAAAAAACTTTAACAAAAAAGAAAGATGAACTTGGTGAATTGGTTGATTACGACGGTTCTTTTTTGAGTTCAAAAATTCCAATTCACAACCCTTACTTAGCACCAAAGAGTACAATGGACCAAGAGGTTGTTGCAACAAGACAAACAAACAATCCTATTACTCGTGGATATCGTGTTTATTGGGGTGAAGGTGAAGAAGAAACAGATGAGGTAATTAACGAAACTGACTTTTCCGATGCATTTGGTTATGAAGAAACAAAAGACAAAAATGGTCCTGAAACTTTTAAAACATTTGTTAAAGAATTAGGTTTAGATAAAGATGAGGCCGCTGAAAGAACAAGACAACAAGGTAAAGAACCTGACGCTGAAAAACATAGAAGAAAATTAAATGCAGTACCTAAAAAAATCAAAAAACAAAAAGGTTTTATTGATAGAATGACAATTTCAGAAAAATCGGAGCTCGAAAATATTAAAAAACAACAAGCAGTTGATATGGTTGAGGATATTGTTTTAGGTAAAAAAAGTTCGGACAAAGAGGTTGGTAAAAAGAAAAGTGGTGTTAGTAAATTATTAATGAAAAACTTAGAAAATATTAAAAAAATTGCTGAGAAAGAAGGTTTAGAATTAAATGATTTAATTAAAATATTAAAGAAATGAACAACGAATTATACGGAAAAAAATATGAGATTCCTGAAAATGTTTTAAATTCTTTAGAAAATCATAAAGATGAAACCACTATAAAAAATATTTTTACTAATGGGTATCTTACATACCAAAACATGAAAAAAATTCTTCACGATATTGATAACAATAAGTTTCAGGGTAGAGATTTAAATTCATTAAAATCATTTATTACCCAAAATTTAGGTTCTGATAGAGGAAGTATTAATAGACAAAAAAGAGATGCTAGTGATTCGGGTATGCAAAACCAATATTTATCGGCACACCAAAAAAATGACCCAAGAAATATAACAGATAAACCACATTCAAAATTATATGAAAATAATAAAGAAGTGGTTGAGAGTTTAAAAAGAATAAACGAAATAATGAGACAAATACTTTAAAATTATGGCAGCAGAAAAAGAACCAGTTGACACACAACAACCATCTAATAAGTTATCTGAAATTTCAGATAGAATTAGAAAAGATTTAATTACCAGAAATAACTATGGTGGTGATAAAAACATTTACGGAGCAACAAACAAAGATGCTATCGGTGATGGTGACCTACAAGGTAAGGGTACAGGTAGTTTCTTAGACATCTATAATGGTGGTAACATCACAGATAATGTTGAAAGAAAGAGTGAAATTAAAATAAACACATATCAACCAGGAAAAGAATACAATACTCCTCCTACGTCGTAATGAAACTTTACAATATTTTAAAAAAAGTTATTGTTGAAGCAAGTACTGATGATATTACCTCTTCTATCAAAAATAAAAATTTGGTAACAATTTATTATGATGGAGATGATGATGGGAATTATACAGGAAAAGGTTTAAGAGTTATTGAACCATTCTGTTACGGAACATCAAAAAAAGGTAATATGGTAATCAGAGCTTGGGACCGTGAAGGAGCTTCGTATACTGGTTCAAAAGGTGAACAACCTTTACCAGGATGGAGGTTATTTAGAGTTGATAGAATAGGAAATTATTCTGTTAATCCTTTAGAAAATTTCACAGAACCAAGACCACTCTACAATCCTGATGATAAAGGTATGGTAGGACTAAAAATATGTGCAAAATTTGAATTAGAAGACAATGGATAGTTTAATGGAAAAATTAATGGTGTCTAAACAAATCATGGATAGACATAACGATATGGACAGAGGTTCATTACCAAAATCAAATAGACCAAGTATGTCTGAGTCGTATTCTCGTGATGAATACGAAGAGAAACCAATACAATCAAGTTACAATATTCCTGAAGAATATTTATCTTCAGCACCCCCAACACCAAAATCACCACCTGTAGTAACTGAAGATAGAATTAAAAACTCTAAATTACCAGATGCTATTAAAAAATTAATGATTGAACATCCTATACAACAACCACAATCATACGCACCAACATTATCAAATGAGGTTATTGAAAAAGCTGCAAGATTAATGGGAAATAAACAACCTGTTTCTGAATCAACTCAACAACAACCAAGACAACAAAATACATCATTTAATTTATCCGCAGCTGATATAAAAAAAATTGTTAGAGAAACTATTGAAGAAGTATTAAGTGAAAATGGATTAATGGTTGAGTCGACTCAAAAATCTAATGAATTAATGACTATTAAAGTTGGTAAACATGTTTTTGAAGGTAAAATCTCTAAAATTAAGAAAGTTCAATAACCTTTAATTATTATAATTAAAATAAGTCTCCGTTAGGGGACTTTTTTGTTTGTAAAGGTTGAATTATCCTATTATTTTATCTATCTTTTTACTTATGAATGCAAAAATTAAAGTTTTAGTTATCCCTTCTGACACAACAGGTGTTGGTAGATTTAGGTCAATAACACCTCACACACATCTACAATCGTTATATAATGATGATTTTCATATTGATATTGAATTTAATCCTGATTTAAATAACTTAAATTATTTTAAAGATTATCAAATTATTCATTATCACCGTTCTCTTGGTCAAGATATGGATAGGTCGGTACAGGTTGTACCAATTCTTAATTCTTTAGGAATTATAACAATATGTGATTTAGACGATTATTGGTTACCAGGCAATGAACACCCACTTCACCAGTTAATTATCCAAGAAAAAATACACGAAAAAATTGTTGCAAATTTAAAAGTTGCAAAATATGTAACTACAACTACTGAGTTATTTGCGGATGAAATAAGAAAACATAATAAAAATGTTGTAATTTTCCCAAATGCAATTGACCATAAAGAAGCTCAATTTAATGAGCCCACTGAAGAATCTGACTTGGTGAGAGTTGGTTGGTTAGGTGGTTCATCACACTTACATGATTTGATGTTACTTGATGGCATGGTATCTAAACTTTCTGATATTCAGAAAAATTTACAATTTGTTGTTTGTGGTTTTGATACTCGTGGTATGATGACTGAAATTAACCAACAAACAGGGGAGAAAAAACAAAGACCAATTAAACCACACGAGACTGTATGGTACGATTACGAAAAAATATTTACAAACAATTATTCAATTGTTACTCCCGAATATAAAAAACATTTAGAATTATTTGTTCAAACACCTTATGAAAATGAACAAAACCAATCATATAGAAGAGTTTGGACAAAACCTGTCACATCTTACGCTCGTAATTATTCTAAATTTGACATATCTTTGGCACCGATTAAACAACACATGTTTAACAAAGTAAAATCACAACTTAAAGTTATTGAGGCAGGTTTTTATAAGAAAGCGTTAATTGCAACTAACTACGGACCGTATACAATTGATTTAAAACATTCATTAAAGAATGGTGAATTTACAGATGGAAACGCTCTTTTAGTCGATGACGTAAGAAATCATAGTGATTGGGCAAAATACATTAAAAAATTAGTCCAAAACCCAAACATGAGAATTGATATGGGAGAAAGACTATATGAACATGTTTCTAAACACTATAGTTTAGATGTAGTTACAAAAACAAGAGCAGAATTTTATAAATCAATCGTATGATAAAGCACCCATTACACAAAATCTTATTTATTGACATTGAAACTGTTGGGGTTTCAAGTAATTATGAAAATTTCAAAAAGGATTATCCTGAACTTCATTTCCAATTTATTAATTATTTGGATTGGTTTAAAAAAAGGTTTCCTGAAGATAGTGAATTAAGTTTGGACGAAATATTTGTTAACAGAGCCGCTCTTGTTCCCGAATTTTCAAAGATTGTTTGTGTTTCAGTAGGATTTGTTGACCCAAAGGGTGATATTAAAAAACAAAGTTTCTTTAACTCAGACGAAAAAGTATTACTTAAAGACGCTAACACATTATTAAATCGTGTAGACAAGTTAGGATTTATTCTTTGCGGACATAATCTTAAGAACTTTGATATTCCTGTATTAGCAAAAAGAATGTTAATAAATGGTATCTTACCATCATCAATACTTCCATCTTATGATACTAAACCGTGGGAAATTAAGGCAATAGATACAAAAGAAATTTGGCAGTACGGACAATTTGGTGCTATTAGTTCATTAGAATTAATGTGTGTATCACTTGGTATTGAAAGTCCTAAAAACATGGAAGTGACTGGTAATAAAGTTCATAACGCATTTTGGAATGAAAACAAATACCAAGAAATTCAAGACTATTGTGAAAAAGATGTTGAAGTATTAATAAAAGTTTTAATAAAGTTAACAAACTTATGAGTAAAGAATTAGATTTTAAAGAAGAATTAGAGACATTACAAAATTTTTTAAAACAAATGTCCAATCCTGACACAGATGAAAATGAATTATTAATTTCGGATGAAGAGTTATCAAATTTGAGTGAAGAAATGGAAAATATGATTTATAAAGTTGACCTTAACTACTCTTCAAAAGAAGGAAGAATATTAAGTTACAATTATGAATCCGATAGTGGGTTTGACTTATATTCTATTGAACAAATCACTATACCTGCCTTTGGTAGAGCTTTAGTTCCAACAGGTATTGTTTTAGATATCCCTGAAGGATTTGAGGTACAGATAAGGTCTAAAAGTGGTTTAGCTCTTAATCAGGGATTAATGGTGTTAAATAGTCCTGGAACAATTGACCAAGGGTACATTGGTGAAATTAAAGTAATAATCTTTAACACTAATAACCATTCAGTAATAATTGAACGAGGTATGAAAGTTGCTCAAGCTGTTTTAGCAAATGTCGTTAGTGGAAAATTTGTAACATTAAATAAAATTGAAAATGTGGACCAAAAAGAAAGAGGTTCTAATGGTTTTGGAAGTACAGGAATATGATAACAATAGGATATAGTACACGAAATTCTAACCCTGGATTTCAAGAATATTTAAAAAAATCTTCTGGACACCCCAAGGTTCAAATTATTGAAAAGGTAAACAATGGTGAAAAAAATCTTTCACAAGTTTATAACGAGATTATATCAGAATCTAATTTTGATATAATTGTATTATGTCATGACGATATCTATTTTGACACAAATAATTGGGCATCAAAATTAGTTAAACAATTTGATAAAAATCTTGATTATGGAATATTTGGTATGGCAGGTACAACAGAAATGCCTACAAGTGGAATGTGGTGGGAAGATAGGTCAAAGATGTATGGTATAGTAAATCATGAATCTGAAGGTAAAAAATGGGAATCAAAATATTCTGAGTCATTAGGAAATGATATTAAAGAAGTAGTTGTTGTTGATGGTGTGTTTATTGCAATTAACAAACAAAAGATTAATTCTAATTTTGACGAAACAGTTAGTGGATTTCACATGTACGATGTCAATTTTTGTTTTAAAAATTTTTTAGAAAATGTTAAAATTGGTGTTTTAACTAATATCAGATTAACACATAAATCTATTGGAATGACAAATGAAAAGTGGGAAGAAAATAAAAATTTATTTGCTAGGAAATATTCAGAATTTTTACCTAAAAAAGTAAAATTTACTGAACATAGTAAATTAAATGTATTAATATCATGTTTATTTTTTCAAAAATTTACAGGTTCTGAGATGTATGTTTTTGAACTTGCTAAAAATTTGGTAAAACAAAATTGTGATGTCACAATTGTTGCCTCTGAAACAAATGGTCCATTAGTGTTAATGGCAACTAAATTAGGGATTAAAGTTAAAAATATTAAAGAACCACCTGGATATAAATTAGGTGATGGACAATGGGTTGTAATGACACCTGAAGGTCCTAAACCATCAATCCCTAATAATTATTATAAAATTTCAGAAACCCATTTTGATATTATCCATTGTCAACATAAACCTATTGTTAATATGATGAATTTGTTATATCCAAATGTTGATAAAATATCAACAATTCATTCTGAAGTAATTGAATTAGAAAATCCTGTTATTCATCCGTCAATTAAAAAATATATTGCAATTAGACCTGAGATTAAAGAACATATTATTTCTAATTTTAACATATCTGAAAATATGGTTGACGTTATCTATAACCCAATAGATGAAACTAAATTTTTTAATAAAGATTTAAATTCTGAAAATTACGTTCTATTTGTCGGTTCAATTGATTACCTGAGAGAAAAAACTATACGTGATTTAATTGAGTACACTAAAGAAAATAATAAAGAATTATGGTTAGTCGGTGAAAACAAATCAAATTATCTTTCAGATATAACTAAAAATTCTCATGTTAAATTTCATGGACCAACATTAGACGTGGATAAATATATTCATAAATGTTCTGAAACCGCAGGAATACTTTTAGGTAGAACTACTATTGAAGGATGGATGTGTGGTAAAAAAGGATGGATATATGATGTGGATAATATGGGTAACGTAATTAATAAAGAATTATTTGATATTCCTGAGGACACTGATAAATTTAAATCTTTAAATGTTACTCAAAAAATTAAAAAAAGTTATTTAGATATATTAAATAAATGATAGTTGGTAATG